CGGCTACACCCATCACACCTTCACAACTTCTGGCACTTACACTGCCTAATCAATCTTTTCAAGGAGAAAACAAATGGCACATTTCGCAAAAGTAGTAGACGGCAAAGTAACTCAAGTTATTGTTGCCGAACCTGAATTTTTCAACACGTTCGTGGATTCAAGCCCCGGCGAGTGGATTCAGACTTCATACAACACACATGGCGGCGTTCACGCAAACGGTGGCACTCCATTGCGTAAAAACTACGCTGGCGTTGGCTTTAGCTATGACCGCACCAAGGACGCATTTATCCCTCCACAGCCTTTTGCTTCATGGACTTTGAATGACGATACCTGCTTGTGGAATGCCCCTGTTGCAATGCCTACAGATGGCAAGATGTACACATGGGACGAAGCTACAACAGCTTGGGTTGAAGTAGTAGAAGCAACGGCATAAACCGTTGATAAAGTCAAAGCTATGAATAGCCACAAAAGCTCTCAAGTGGTCATTGACGGTATTGAGTACGACTCATCCACCTTTAGTGACCAGCAGAAAGCACTTTTAAATCACACAGTTGACTTGGAACGTAAAGTGGCGACAGCAAAGTTTGACTTTGACCAGCTTCAAGTAAGTCGTGATGCGTTCTTAAATATGTTGAAAAATTCATTGGCAACCTCTGCCAAAGTAAAATCCGAGTAACTAAGGATTTGTCATGAGCTATACGCCACTACGTACACCATTCACTAATATGTCATTCACTCCAGACGTTCCAAGTAACGCCTTGGGAGCTAATGAATATAACTCTGGTCGAAACGTAGAGGCCGATGTTCGTGGAATTAAAAAAGTCAGTGGAGAAGAGTTGATTTTGTCTACAGTCCCCGGAAACATCATCTTTGTTGATGGTGGCTTCCGTGGAACTGAATGGACATATATCGTAGCCACCCGTGAAGGCAAATGGTACAAGATCACTACTGCTGGTCTATCTGACATTACGCCCGGTGGTGGCACTCTGTCTGGATATTCTGACAACATCAACATTACGACCTCATGGGTTGGTAGCGTGTTCTTCATTAACGACACATTGCGTCCACCAATGTATTTCTTGGCAACAGCCACTGAAATCTACATTTACGACTCAGCTCCCGATTACTATGTCTGGAACTACGATGTTGGTGTGACGGCAACTACTGCTGCGTTTGTGCGTAACTTCTGCTCACCAAACGTAGGCAACATTTTGATTGCTGGCAACCTAACAAAGACTGCTGGCGGCATCGTAACAAACTACCCAACAACCATTCGTTGGTCACAGGCGTTTGCAAACACTGGCGTACCTGCCACTTGGATGCCAACCTTGAACAACGTAGCCAACGAACAAGAAGTTCCCTTGCGTGGACCTATTGTTGATGGCTTTTTCTTGGGTGCAAACTTCTACATCTGCTCCTATTGGGACACTGTAGTGATGACTCCGATTGCCTATCAAAACAGCACCGCACCTGTTTTCGGTGTTCGCCTGTTCAACCAAGGTCGTGGATTGATCAACAATAACTGTTGGACAAACACAGATTCAAACGTATACGGCGTAGATAGTCGTGACATTTGGGTGTTCAATGGCTCTGAGTTTTCTTCGTTGGGCAACCAAAAGATTCGTGACTACTTCTTCAGCCATCTGAGTACAACTTACTCTGATCGCATCTTTGTGGTCAACAACACTGCCAAGAACCAAGTGGAAATCTATTTCCCTAACTTGACTTCTACAGGCTGGTGCAATGAGATGATTTCTTGGCGCTATGACTTGAACGTCTGGAACGCTCCAAAAGATGTATCGAACGCTTGCATGGGATGCGAAGCTCCTGTCTACACATCTAGCGCATTCAAGTATGCCTCTAGGACTGTCGTATACGCTCAAGGAGGCACTTCAAGCAGCAAACTGGTACAAACGGGAAGAGGCAACTCTTTCATTAACTCAGCGCCTATTCCTTCTTTGTTTGAGCGCAACAACATTGTTTTGCAAACGGCTGAAGGCCCTGTGCCGTATTCTTCTAAGGTGTATGCCCATCGTTTGCTCCCTGAGATTGCAGGTACAGGCACTATCAACATTACTGTTGGCGGAGCTAATTCAACGGCGCAACCAGCAATTTATGGTGAAGCCTCAACAGTTTCCGTGATCACTGACAATCCTTGGGTTACTACTCAACAAAACACTGTTCGCACTTTGTCTGTAAAAGTAGCGTCAAATGATGCCACTGATTCGTGGAATTTGACTGCTATGAACTGGCAAGCGACAGTAACTGAGGATGCCTTCTAATGCCATTCTTTCTTGACGGCAACCCATCTCAGGGAGAAATCTCTGAGGCAATCAACTATCTGCTGAGTAACTTTGGTCAGAATGTTTCCGCAGACCCAGCTACAGGACAGATTACTGGACCTACAGGCACGGTCAGTGGTTACCTGTACAAATACTTGTCTGTTAAATACGCAGACAGCTTTGATGGCACATTGAACTTCAGCAACTCTCCTACTGGTCGTTTGTATTACGGCATTAGGAATACCAGCTCGGACGTTGAATCAACAAACCCTGCTGACTACATTTGGTATTTAGTGGCTGGTGGCTTTGGGTCTACCAAATACCTTTGGTATATCACTACTGGTGGTCGTCAAATTCAATTTGCTATTTCAACATCTTTGCCAAACAGCGGCTGGGTTGAAGATGATGGCAATGCAATTGATTTAGACATCATTAGCGGAACTGGTGGTGTGGCTAACTTCGTTGTTATTCGCATTAGCAATGATTCGTCAGCCCCAACAGATGCTGAATGTATTGCGGCTATCGGCAGGACACCTATTGCTGGTGACCTTTGTACGATCAACTACAACAGCGGCATCTCATCTATTGTGTATAAGTACACTACAGGATGGGCTATTTTCCAGAAATATATTACAGGCGACCTGATTGTTGCCAACACTATCACTGGTACTAATATTGCTGGAACAACAATCACAGGTACAAACATTGCAGGTGGAACAATCACAGCAGACAAGATGAACGTATCTTCATTGTCAGCAGTGTCTGCAAACATGGGTACTCTGACATCTGGAACTATCCGTCTTCCTGCTACTGGCTCAAGCTACATCATTATTGATGGCGCTACAAACCGTATTGATGTGTATGACTCTGGTGTCCTGCGTGTCAGGCTGGGGCAGTTGTAATGGCTTACGGACTCCAAATATTTAACTCTTCTAGTCAAAATACATTTACGGTAACTGATTCGCTTACCAAAAGCTTAACTTCATTTACCGTAAGTTCAAATGGGTCTGCTAGCTATCCTGATCTTGCAGGAAGAACTCTGTACTATATTGTTTATAGGGTAACCACAGACCCATTTTTGTACCAAATTCCTGTAATAACTCAATCTGGTACTACTGTGAGTTGGACGTACAACTCCGTGTACAGCAGGTCACCAGCACGAATCATTTTGGGATATTACTAATGACATACGGACTAAGCGTTTCCAACACTGCTGGGTCAGTCCAGATTGACAACACATATCGCAATATGTCGTTGCAGCAAAAAACTCCATACAGCCTTGGCGCTGGTGGTGAAACAACTATTACCCAAAACAATTCCGTCAATCCAATGCTGTTTTTTAGACCGACATCTGGCAGTGTTGGTGTAATTTATGTATCTCTGTCTGGTTCTACATTCACATGGAGAATTAGAGCTGCAAGCGCCAGCGCTGGTGATGTGTACGTATTTGACGAGCCTAATGCTGCACTAACTTCAGGCTATGGCATGAGAGTTTTTGACAGCAGCGGCAATGATATTTTCAACTCATCAAATAAGTATTTACGAGTTGTAGAGCAATTTAACTGTCCATATAGTGTCGTATTCGGCAACCCGCAAGGCGCTATTGGTTCAACAGTTACTAGGACTTATGCCGCTGGGACATATGCAGTTGGCATGGGTGAAGCTAGAATGTATTACACAACGGCTGGCTCAAACTTCAACTTTTACACAGATTCAGTTTCATTAACTGCAACGTCAGTTACTGTTGCTCAAAATCTGGTTAGAACTGTTGCGCCCGGCACTGGAACGCACACTGGCTTTCAATTCTTGAACGGCAACGGGTACGTCCCTGCAATCACGATTAATGTAGAGGGATACTAATATGGGCGGATTTACATCAACAGTCCAACAGCCACAAACGGGTGGGCAATCAAGCGGCAAGGGTGGCCCTATTGCTTCTGCTGTAGGCCAAGTGCAAGAGCAACAACAACAGTACCAGACACCACAACCTATGGGCAAGGGTGGCGTTCAAACCAATTCAGCTACTTCTGGTCAGCCTCGCATGGGACAAGAAAACCAATATTCCAATACTGTCGGACAGTGGGATAATACGCAACAACAGACTCAACAGCCCATGCAGGGCAAGGGCAAAGGAGCTTAATCATGGGAATGGGTAAATCATCTGGTACACAGCAAGCTGTTGTAACCGAAGAACAAAAAGACTTATTGAGAACGCAAACTGGAGCGTTGAAAGACACATTCCTTCCTGCCTATCAAAAGACCATCAATCAAGCTCAAGATGTATATGGTGAAGTAACTCCTGCCGCTACAACTGCCGCTAGAGAAGCTTCTAATGTAGCTGCCCAAACTGGTGGTGTTCAGCAAGCTGCTGGTACTGCTGGTACTGCATTAGGCATGACGGGATTAGCTTCTTTGTTTGACCCTCAGTATGAAGAAGGCCAAGTGCAAGCTTCTTTGCAAGCTGGTCGAGAAGCAACTCGTGAACAAATTGGCGAACAAAACGCCATGTTTGGTGGTGCTGGTGGTGCTGGCAGCAGCCGTGCAATGCTTGCCCGTGAAAACCTAAAGTCTCTGTCTGATCAACGTCAAGCAACTGCCGCTGCGACAGCTCGTGCTGGTGTGCAAGCTAACAAGGCTGCTGCGGCAAGCCAATTGGCAACTCTTGGTGGTCAACAGCTTGCTGGAGCAAACACTGCTGCTTCTGCTCGTATTGGCTACGCTCAAACGCCTCAAGATGTGTTGGCTAAGTATGCCTCCGTTATTTACGGTACACCACAAGGCTCTACAACTCCAAACTTTGCTGGTACTCAAGGTCAGAATACTTCTGGCAAGGGTGCTGGTATCAAATTAGGCTAAGGAACAACTATGCCATTTGATCCAAATAAATTCATCAACCCCGGTCAGTTTGGAGATTACTCTTCATACTCTGGCATGGGTGGTGACCAACAGATGAAGAGTGTCAAGCAGGTCTTGGCTGAAGCTGCTGGTGTCCCTGCTGCTGGCGGTCAAACACCTTTTCAAGCCTCTATTCCTGCTGTGCCTCCTCAATCTTTTGGTGAGATGGCTACACAGCAATTCAATCAGGCTATTGCTCCAATTCAGCAAAAGGCAACAAACATTTCCAATGCTTTTGATCAAGCCTCTCAAGGTAATGGCGTGGCTGCTGTTAATGCGTATCGCGGTTTCTCGCCAGCGCAACCAAATACTCAGCCATATTCTCAGCCGAATACTCAGCCGTATTCGCAGCCAACATCTAACCTAATCAATCAACACTACGGAGTTGAATAATGACAGAAGAAGCTACTATTCCTACAACTGGTGGTGTTGGTATTAAAGTGCCATCTAACTTAGATTGGGGTCAAAGCCAAGACTTTGAGCAAATGAACAAAGACGCTGCTGATTTGCACAATCGCGTCTATGGTCCTATTGTTGAAAAGGTGATGACTGCGGCTACAGGCCAAGGCACTCCAGAAGACAACATCGAAGTTGCTAACGTATTCAAGACAGCTAACGAAGCGCGTATTGGCGATGTGTTGGCTGGCATCTTTAAAGCAGACCCATTAAGAGTCTATGTTGGCTTAACTGGTGGTGCTGACGTTCATGAGCGTGGCTATGACGGTGCTGGCAACCAATACGGAGCTGTCTACAACCAACGTGGCGAACTGCGCGGTTACAAGAACTTGTCAAACGGCAAGTATTTGACTGAGCAAGAGCTTGCACAGATTGGTCCAATCACATCCAAGTCTGACATTACTGCTGAACGTCAACAAGCTTTCAAGTCTATTGGTGCTAACTTGGCTGATGTGGCTAAGGCTCGTGCTACTGACTTCATTAACACTATGGAGCTTTCTCGTGAAGCTGGTGTTAACGGTGGTTTGATTCGTGAGCTTGGCGCACAGAACAACCAGATTGCCAAACGCCTGTCTCCTGCATCGCTTGATCCAAACACTCTTGCGTTTGTTAAAGGCATCTCTAGCATTCGCACTGGTGACCAGCAGCAGACTCGCGCTACTGTTGACACTCTTAAAGAGTTTGCCAACGGTAAAAAATCATCAGATCAATTATCTAAATCTGCCAAAGACTCTATTGGTTTGAACTTTGGCCTTCAGTATCACCAAGGTCGTGGCTGGACTGACTCAAAAGGCAATGTCGTTTCTGTCAATGAGTTGGAAAAGATGGGTCGTGCGTTTGAAGAAGGTCAATCCTCTGACAAAGCAATTGAGACTCGTCAACAAGACATGTTGCAACGCGCACAAATCTTGGCAGCAGGTAAGCCTGAACTGTTGAACGACATCACAGCGTTGATCAACAACAACTACAAGATTTCTGTTGCTCAGAACCAGATCGAAAAGTTTGGTGGTATTGGTGTTGCTCGTCCTAACCTGCCGCAACAACTTGGCGACAGCTTCATGTCTGCTCGTCAAAAGGCTGTGAGCGATGAGTTCTACGGTGCAGCTTCAGAAGCTTTCAACAGCTTTATGGAAAAGCGTTTGAGGGGCATCCCTGCTGGTCGTAGCCCTGACATTGGTACTCTTCGTGCCGAGTTTGCTCGTTCACCAGAGATGGCTAGATTGCGTAAAGGTGCGGCAGAGCAGAGTTTCATTATCGATAAAGACAATGCTGTTGTTGCTGCTGAAATTGGTCAACGCCAAGCATCGCAAGGTCTGACAAATGAGAGCAATCGCCAAGCTGTTGCTCCTCGTGAGAACGCAGCTAGAAACTTGGGTCCAAGTGGCAGTCGTCCACCTGCCGCAGCTCCAGCAGCAGCCACAGACGCACCAAAAGCGAAGACAATGGCAGATATTCGCGCAGAACGCGCAGCAGCAGCTCAAGCAAGGGGTGAAAAACGATGAGTGATGTACACGACTTAATCTCTGAAGGTCTAAAAGCCAACATCTCAATTGATGACATCGTTGCTGACTTAGCCTCTTCTGACAATGAAGAGGAACGTGCGTGGGCTGAACGATGGAAATCTACAGCGGCTGCTCCTGAATATCAAGCGGGGGCATCTACCTCCAAGCAAGATACACAAGGCGCACCTAACACTGGCTTGCTTGAAAAGATTGATCAGATGTCGCCCGGCGAGTTGGCTGCTGGCGCTGCTGGTGCTTATGGACTTGCTAAGTTGCCGGGCATGGCTCAACAAGCAGAACAAAATAAACTTGCAAGACGCAGACTTAATCTTGAAGAACAAAAGCTTGGTCTGTATGCCGAACAAGTTGCCAAGCAAGGCATGGGTTCTGCTGCTGTTCAGCCTTCTTTCTCTTCAGACCAATATGGCGTTGTAGAAGAGCCAAAACTTTCTCCATTGGAAGAGGCACGTTTAAACACTGAACGCGCCCGTGCTGAAGCTATCCAAGCAAAGATTGCTTTGGAAGAGCGCAAGATCGCTGTGATTGAGCAAAAAGCTAGAGCAGCCGAAGAGGCCAAAGCCGCAGCCGCATCTGCTCAAAAGACTACAGCCAGTGGTGCTGTTAATCCTGAAGACCGTCAGATGCTGCAAAGCTCTGAAAAGGCCAAGATGGATAAAGCCATCATTGCTGAACAGAAAGTTGCAGAGACTACTTCTCGTGCCGCTCAAGCTGCTGAAGCTTTGGCTGTGCCTCCTCCTGCTGCTCCTGATGTACCTGCTGCACCTAACGCTGCCGCACCTGCACCAGTTGCTGGTCAGCCTGTTGTGCCACCAAAGGGTCCAGAGATTACTTTGACACCTTCACCTGAAGTTGCTGCTGAAATGCAAGTGGCTCCTAAAGAAGCTGTACCCGCTGAAGCACCTCGTCCTCAAGGCTCTGTGCCTCCAAAGGCTAAAGACAAAAAGACCTTTGCCAAGATTGAAGAGCTGCCAAAAGAATTGCAATTCAAGGCTGGCTTGGGTGGTGGTGATAGCTGGTTGCATGACACAGTTGGTCCTGATGTCCGTAAGTTCATCATTGATGAATTTAACGCTGGCAAGCCAATCGGTGGTGGTCAAGCTGGTATGGAAAAAGCTTATGGCTTGGTCGGCAAGTATGAGCAATGGCTCAAAGAAAACATTCCAGAGCAGACACTCAACCGCGCTGAACGCAAGGCTGCTGGTGTACCTCCTCCTAAGCAATATGGCCCATTGGGCAAGGCTGTCAAAGTAGCTGGTGCTACTGGCTTACTCATGACTGCTGCTCAATCAGCTAACGCAGCAGAGTTGGCGCGTAATGTTGGTGAAGCATTGCTCCCAATTGGCGCTACTCCAAGCGAGTTGGCTCCCGGCACTTTGACTGAAAAGCAATTGAATGCTTTCAAAGAGGCTGAGAAGCTTGGCAGTCCTTACCGAACCATCAAAAAGAAGTAAGTCATGACTACTGATCACGAAACAGGGGCGGCAGTAGCTGCCAAATCAGCTCTACCAGTTGGCATCTCATTGGCTACGGTCATGGGTTACCAAGTGAGTGACATCTTGATGTGGATGACCTTGATCTACACGTTGCTGTTGATCGTTCACAAGGTCTACCTGATGTACAAAGACTTTCGTAAGAAGTAAATGTGCCGATTGGGACTGCGCTCTTTGCTGCAACCACTGCCTTTCAGTTAGTCAAAGAAGGCTGCGCTCTTTACAAAGAAGTGAAGGGCGTAGCTGGTAACGTCAAGCAAATCTATGATGAAATTTCTGGTCAATTCGCTGGCAAGACGGTTTCTAAGGAGCAAGCTAAAAAGATTGAGGCGGAGAAGGCCCGTATTCAGGAAGTAGCAAAAGCTGATCCTGATCAAGTCATCTTCAAGATTGGTGACGAGCTTGGAAACATGTTTGATGCCTTCGACAGACTTGAAGCTTTGTTCTGGGAGCAAGAGCGTGAAGCAAAGAAGGTACAGGCTGCTGGCACTTCATTGAAGAGAATGGCTTTGCAACGAATCATGGTTCGTAACAAGCTGTTGGCTATGCAGGTCGAATTGAGAGAACAGATGGTGTATCACTCTCCGCCAGAATTGGGAGCCTTGTGGAGCCAATTTGAAGCGATGAGAGAGCAGATTGAAGAAGAGCAAAGAGTAGCTAGGGAAAAGCAAGCGAGAGAGGACATGATTGCTCAAAGAGAGCATGAGTCCTTGATAGAAGAGGTCCGAGTGAAAGCAATGGATGCCGCAATAGCTTTGGTTGGTTTAATCTTTCTAGGTTTGATTTTGTGGCAAGTAAAAAACCAAGCGATAGCACGAGCGTCTTTCTGGCACACCTGATTGTTCTGGTGGTGTTATTGGTAGTGTTCACGTTTTCGTTCATGGCCTATGTAGATACGTTGTGGATGAAGGCTGAGATCAAGAAAGAAGCAAGGGAGCTGCGTAAGCTCAAAGAGGAATTGAAGAAGGAGTCGAAATGAAATATGCACTTGTCTTGCTTTTGCTGTTAGCTGGTTGCGAAGACCGCTATCGGTACTACTGCCAAGACCCCAAGAACTTCTCTGCAAAGAGATGCCAACGCCCAGACTGTCTGTTCTCACAAGACTGCCCTGATTACCTCGTAGCCCCTGTATTGGAGAAACAAATTGCAGCACAAGCACCAGCATCCGCAGCGTCATCTGACCGCTGAAGAGTTTGAAACCCGTATCTGGGGTTTTGTAGTTATTGTTGTCACGCTGATTCTGGCTGGCATCGTTGCCTTCATGTTGTACAGCCTAGCGTTTGTTGTGCAGCCATTGAAGTCTATGGCTCCAATGGACCAAGCCTTTGCCAAGATGTTGAATGACATCGTTCTGCTGGTTGTAGGTGGCATTGGTGGCGTTATGAGCCGCAAGGGTGTACAGGCAGCAGCAGCAGAGAAAATGGCGGCTCCACAACCCCCAAAGACACAAACCGTAGCGCCTAGCATTTCCCCTGCGCCTACGGCTTCATCTGGGGGGATGTTTGATTTCAACTTTGGTGGCTTTCAAAATCCAGAGTTGGATGAGACATGGAGAGCGCCACCGCCTCCAACAACACCTGCTAACTATGTGGACCCTGCCTTGGAAGAGATTGCCCATGAACGAGCAGCAGCCAAACTGGAGTCAGCATGATGCCAAACCCTTGGATGATTCTGGGGGCTATAGCTGTCGCTTTCACTGTGTATTTAACAGGCCACCATGCAGGTTATGTACAAAAGGAAGCGGAGGATGCGGCCCTGATAGCGCAGAAGAATGGCGAGATGCAAAAGCAGAAGGATGAACAAGATGCAAAAGACAATGAAGTTAAGCAAGAGTTTGAAACTAAGCTTTCTGGGATTATTGCTAGCCGTCCAAGGCTGTACATCCCCGTCACCTCCAAAGGTGGATGTTCCACCACTACCTCCAACGATGGTAAAGAGAGAGCCGAACTTGACGGACAGACTGTTGAAGACCTTATCAGGCTCGTTGCCGAAGGAGACAGGGCCATCATCGAACTCAACTCCTGCATCGACAGGTACGAAGCAGTAAGGAAGACATTGCAATGATTACTGCCGAACAACTAACCAAGCTGCACATCAACCCTGAGCTTGCAGGTCCATTGAACGAAACCTTTGAGAAGTTCAACATCAGCACTGTGCGCCAACAAGCAGCCTTCTTAGGCCAGTGTGGTCATGAGTGTGGCAACTTCAAAGTCTTTGAAGAGAACTTGAACTACCGCGCTGAGACATTGATGAAGCTTTGGCCTAAGCGTTTCCCTACTCTTGAGTTTGCCAAGCAGTACGAGCGTCAGCCTAAAAAAATTGCCAACTCTGTTTACGCCTCACGTATGGGAAACAGGGACGAAGCTTCAGGGGATGGGTATCGTTTTAGGGGTAGGGGTGCTATCCAATTAACTGGACATAGCGGTTACTACCATGCCGGACAAGCCTGTGGCATTGACTTTGTAATGGACCCTGATCTGGTTGCCACTCCAAAGTATGCCTTGATGACTGCTGGCTGGTTCTGGTCAACCCACGGCTGCAACGAAGCTGCTGAATCTGGGTTGCCATTGAATCAAGAAGGTCGCCCAACATGGGGCAACCTAACCAAGAAAATCAATGGCGGCACGATTGGTTTAGAAGATCGCGTTAAGCACACGTTGCAAGCAATGTCAGTGCTTAGTTAAGCTTGGCGGGTCGAAGATGGTTATCCCAAGGTCTTTGCGGTAACTCTCAATGATGCGCTCTTGTCGTTCGATCATGGCGTAGAGGAAGAGGACTTCACTGGTCGCATCATGCGAATCAATGATTGTCCCTTCATCGTCACGTTCAAGGATGACGTATGCCCAATCACTCATGGCAGTATGTTCACTATGACGAAGACAACAATCGCAACAAGTACAGCGCCCACTGCTGCTATTCCAGCAAACATTAAAACCATATCAATCATATAACCTCCGCTGATTTAAGTTTGCCTGTGCCGCCATCAAATGTAAGTTTTAGCTGGTCGCGTCCATGCTGCTCTATAGTAAAACAAGAGCCTAAGGTGTACCCACCACGAGCTGGTTCATCTAACACACCATAGTAAACAAAGTCAGGTTTTGGTTCTGTTTTGATGCGGTAGATGGAGTTTTCACCCCAATACGGGTCGTGGCAAACGCACCAAACGCCCGATGGGAGTTGGACTTCAATTTCAGCTCCGTCAGCCCATGCTTTGATAAGCTCTGCGTGTTTGCGTGGTTTTTTCATTTGACCCCCTTTGGCATACCTGCGCGTGAGTACATGTAGAAGTCTGTAGGTGCAATTGAGACTCGTTTGATCTTTGGCTTTGCAACGATTGTGAACACAGCATGGCCTTTCTCACT